ATCTGACAGCGTTCCGGACGTGTTCCGAGTGCTTCGTACCAGCCCGGATCATAGTGCTCTCTTCCGTCGAACTCGATCAGGAAGGCAGGCTCTCCAGACTTGTGAAGGACAGCGGCGTCGTACTTTTTTGTTCGCAGACCCTTCTCGTCAAAGAAGAATTGCATCTTATAGTTGAGACCTGCTTCTTTGAGAATGTCCTCGAGAAGCTGTTCGCCTTGTGTGGTCTGATCCGGGAGCGTTATGCGCTTCCCGTACTTGTTGGTCACGGTCCTCATATGGCCCCTCCCTTCCGGAGCTCATCCGCCTCGTCCAGAAGACTCTGCAGATTATGGCGGGCTCTTCCGATCTCGACCTCGAGCTCTCTGTTACGGTCTGCTGTTGGCTTCATATCCTTGAAGATCCGGATCCCGAACTCGTGATATAAGCCTGCGACCTGGCGCTTGCCTTCCGTCTCGCTGATCGAAGGGTGGAAGGTGTAGATATATTCGATTAGCTGATACTCTGCATCGGTGACGGTGCGGTTGATCGGTTCTATCTCGTGGAGCTTCTCCTCGAACTCATACTTCATCATGGTCGGCACCTCCTTAGTCGAGTGCTGCCAGGATGTCACGCATAAGAGCGATCCCGGAGTCTGCTGAGACGTTTACCTTCTTCTGATAGCCGTTATCCCACTCGAGCGTTACGATCTCGTCGTTGTTATCGAGTATCTCGTATCTTGCGGCTTTGAGATCCTGCTGGTTTCCAGTTGCCTGCAGGGCTTTGAGAAATAATTGAACGATGTAGTCCTTATCTTCGTGCATTGTTTTCTATCCTCCTTTTGTTAACTTAAAGTGTACCTACTGGGTAAAAAAAATCTGTTCTACTGTCTTGCCGTAGTAGTTGGCCAGTGCGATCTTCACGCTGTCCCCTGGGATGCTGAGCCCGGTCTCATACTTGGATATAGCCATTTTACTAACACCTGCGGCGTCTGCCACTTCCTGCTGGCTTCGGTCTCCTCTCAATTCCCTGAGACGCTTACCGATCACATCGGCGTCGAGTCTCATCATCTTGTCGCCTCCTTCCGTGTAAATTTAAAGTTTACTTGATTATAATAAACCCACGGTTTACAATAGTCAATAGGAAGTACATAAAAAATTTACAAAAATTTTTAAGGAGGTGATCATGTGGCAGAGTTTAAGGATAGATTCAAGGCTCTGAGGCTTGAGAAGGAACTGACCCAGGACGAGATCGCGGCCAAGTTCGACCTGACGAAGACAGCCATATCGAGCTATGAGCGCGGTAAGAATAAGCCCCGCTTCGAGATGCTGGATAATATGGCGGACTTCTTTGATGTAAATATCGATTACCTCTCAGGATCCAGCGACGTGCGTCGTCCATATCCCCGGATATCTCCGGAAGAAGAAGATCGCCTGGGCGCCGATCTGATCAGTGTAGATATAGATCTGGAAGAGTACGACCTGATCAAGGCCTACAGAAGACTGGACGAGTATGCGAAGCGGATCATCCGCCTCACGGCCCACTTAGATAAGTAAAAAAGTCCCGCCACTGCTGGAACAGTGACGGGGCCAGGATAGAGAACACTGCACGAGTGCCCTACACACGTCTATTATATCATGCGCTCGTGGTGTTCTCAATAAGGAGAACGCTATGAACTTCGGAATATATACCCGTAAATCTTATTTTACTGACAGCTCCGACTCCGTTAAGATGCAGCTGGAGGCCTGCCAGGAATATATCAGCCGGATGGCCGACGAGATCACCAGCATAACGCCCTATGAGGATGACGGCTATGTCCGCAGTGATATAGACCGCCCTGCCATGAACCAGCTCCGCGCGGATGTGGCTGACGGCCTGATCGACTGCGTCGTGATCTACCGTATAGACAGAGTCTGCTCTGATATGATGGACTTCTGCACCTTTTACACCTTCCTAAAGGAGAAGGGCGTCAAGTTCGTCACGGTCAAGGACGGCATAGATACCACTACGCCCATCGGCGAGGCCATGATGTACCTGGCCGTGATCTTCTCCGGGCTGGAGATCGGTAACGACTCGCTGAGGATCCGCGACAACTTGAACCACTTAGCAGGCCGTGGCTTCTGGTGCGGCGGTCAGCCTCCGGTCGGTTATAGGATAGAAGAGATCAGCCTGGGAGATAAGAAGCATAAGACCATCGTACCGGATGAGGATGCGCTTAACTTTAAGAATAGGCTCGTGGATCTGCTCCTGGATAACGATATGAGTCTGCAGAGCTTAGAGACCTACTGCAGGCAGCAGGGCATAAGGTCCCTCGGAGGATCCTTTTTATCTACTACGCAGCTCCACCAGATCCTTAGGAGCCCATACTGCTGTCCTGCTGCCCCGGAGATCTATGACTACTATAAGGAGCTGGGCTGTATCATCGACGAAGGAAGCCCGAGAGAGCTGTGGGATGGTAAGCACGGCGTTATGGTGTACGGCCGGACTAAAGAGGTGCGCGTTAACCATAAAAAGAAGCACGTCCAGGCTCCTCCGGAAGAGTGGAGGATCTCGATCGGGTACCATGAGCCCACCATGAGCGTGGAGAAGTGGCTGGCCATACAGTCGCATTTTGGTCATAAAAAGATAGATCAGACCCTTAAGCATGACACGCCACTCCTTAAGGGCGTGCTCCGGTGTAAATGCGGCCGACTTATGGGCCTATCACGTAAAAAGCACGTAGACGGCTCTGTGGCGTCCTGGTATAAGTGCTATAAGCGTGAGCGCTCCGGTGAGTGTGATATGGCTCAGATAAAATGTGAGCTGCTGGATAATAAAGTCCTGGAGATCTTCCAGGCGATAGATCACGACCCGGATCTGATAAAAAAGTATGTTAAGCAGGAGAAAAAGACCGCCGGATCCGGCGATCAGTTAAGGAAGCAGATAGTAAAACTCGAGAAAAAAATAGACCGACTCACTGAGTCGCTGGGAGAAGCATCCGCCTCAGCTGCGGCCAAGTACATAGTGGCCGAGATCGAGAAGCAGGACATAGAGCTGCAGAAGCTTAAGAGGGAAGAGGCGAAAGTCAGCCAGGAAAAAAGACGGAACGCGAAGGCCGTAAAAAGCGCGCAGGATAAGCACTCCGAGATAACTGCACTTTTGGCCAACTTCGACAATTTTACGGATACAGAGAAGAACGAGATCGCGAAGAGCGTCATCCAGTCCGCTACCTGGGACGGCGATACGCTTTTTATAACGCTCTAAAGCTCGCCTTTTTATCATGAGCCCGTCGCGCCTCAGGATAAAAAAGAGAAGAGGCAGATCACCCATCTGGTTGATCTGCCTCTCTTATTATTCTCTATAGTCATCTTCCCGCAGATATCTACCCGCGGAGTAGATCGCATATATGCCTACCAGCATGATCGCCACGGTGCCAAGGAGTCCGATCAGCACGGTAACAAGTAGCGCGATCATTCGATGTATATCTTGCCATTAAAGTAAGCAGCGAGCCATCCGGAAGGGCACCTTATCCAGATATTAGCTCCTACCTTCTTGACCTCGAGACAAGTGACTTTTGTACCGGGATCAAGAGCTCCATCTCTGTCCTTGTCGTGCTTCTTGCCGTCTGTGGTGAGCTGGTTCCACTTCTTTTTTGGCCAGTTCGTTCCAGGGCCTTCTCTGACGTTAAGCTCTACGCCGAGAGTGTAAAGCTTGCCGACCTTAAAGGTAGGCCCAGCGGCAGCAGGCGCGGGTGTAACCGGTGCAGGAGTAGCGTCGAAGTTATCCCACACTGTAAGGTTATAGCGCTCCACGATGGTGCAGAGGGTGTTTACATAAGTGCTCGATGTGGCGTATCCGTCAGCCTTCAAAAACTCAGCATACTGGCGGTATGTGGTCGCCGTTTTGAGGTTTGCGTATCTGCTCCAGGATATAAAGCCATAATATCCGGCCACGCCCTCCTCCATGGAGTCATAGGCGCGGAAGTTGTCGCGGATGTTGGTAAGTGTTCCCGGAGTATACTCCTCTTTGGTGGCCATGTTTACGCTCTTCCCCTTCCAGGAGCTTCCGCACTTCATACCAAAATAATTATGATATGGAGACAGTGCGCAAGTCCCGAAAGCGGACTCACAGCAGGCCTGGGCGATGACAGTGCTGGCTATCTTGTAGCCGTTGCCCTTGGCATATTTCTGGATAAGTGGCGCGATCTGCGCGATAAAGTTAGCTACTTGTGCGGCGCTTGCCATATTACTCGCCTCCCTTCACCATGTTAGTGATGGCCTTGTTACTTTCGAGCTGTTTGTTCAGCCAGATCAGAGCCTCATCGACCCACATAGAGAACTCCTCGAACGGTACGAGCTTAAGAAGCCAGGGAAATTTTTCCACGGCCATATCGTAGACCATTCTGAGCTTAAGCTGTCCGGTACCACTTCCCAGCTCCTTCTCGGCCTGGGTAACGGCCCACTTGAGCCACTCTTTGAGGTTATCAAGCTGCTGTTCTGTAGGAAGTCCTAAGAACTTCTTAACGGCTACGACGATCGCGATAACTACAGCGATGGCCGCAACGATCAGATACCAGTTATTGATTAGCCATTCCATTGATCAGTCTCCTCCTCTCTTAAATCTGTGATATTTGA